AGCTTGCTAATCCTTTGAAACCAGTGGACTTCTAGCGTGTTAACCAAAAGTGAATACGATATTGAATACGACTTTACTTTTAGCTGGAGCGGATGAAATCCATGAGCTGGTCAACGACTTCAACACGTTGATTATCATTGATGTGGGTATACATATCAAGAGTGATTTGAACATTATTGTGACCGAGTCTATCTGAAATAATTTTTGCTGTAACACCAGCTTCAAACAGAAGAGAAGCATGTGTATGCCTAAATCCGTGAGGCGAAATTTTTTTAAGCTTATTGTGTTTACGAAAGAATCTGCTAAGTTTCACTTTCATAGTTGCAGCTAAAAGCCATCCACCGCTATTATTTGTAAAGATATAATTCGAATCATGTTTGTAAGGCACACCAGCCTGGAAATATTCTTTTATTTGCTGTCGTTTCCAGAGTTTCAAAACATTCAGAGTTTCATCATCTAAGGTGATAACCCTCTTACTCCTTTTGGTTTTAGGATCCTGAACAGTTTGTTTTTTACCAATCACGACAGCCGTGCGAGAAATGCTTAACCGTTTATTTTCAAAGTCAACATCTGACCACATGAGGCCGATTGCTTCTCCAGTTCTCAATCCAGAAAAAGCGAGTAAGTGAAAAAAGGTATAGTCTACTGGCTTACAATTTGCTTTGGAAACTGTAAGAAAATCCGTTAGCTCCTGCTTTGTATAGTAGTTCTCTTTGACCTTTAAGGGCTTATTTTTAGGCTTGATAATCTTGTCTAAAGGATTTGACTTAATGATGTCAAGAGAAGCGGCATACTTGAAAATACGGCTGATGACAGAGTAGTAATTAGAATATAGGATATAGCGTTTACTTAACTTGATAGCAACCTTTTGACAATAAGCTACACTGATTTGCTGAATCTTCATATCTGTAAAATATGAGTCAATCATAACATTAAGTTTCTTCTTAGTGTTCTGATAAGTTGTTGGTTTTACAGTGCTCTTGTAGCTTTCAAGCCATAGCTCAGCAACTTCAGCGAATGTAGGGTTCTGGAAATCTGCATTACTTGAAAAACCATTCTCTTCAACATCTAAGAGAAGATCACGTTCGGCTGCCTTGGCCTCTTTGATGGTCTTAAAACCACGGCGTGTTGTGCGTTTTTCTTTTCCAGTTGCAGGGTCTATGCCCAGGTATGTTTGAAAGAGATATCTAGTCTCTCCTTTTTTTGTAATGTATTTTTTTATCATAAAAAGTCCTTTCTTTTCGATTGCTTGCCCGCATAGTTGAAAAGGTGCAGAATTTATGATAAACTATAGTTGTATTTTTTTATCATCTTTTCCATTGCTTGCTATATGGAAGATTGAAACCTCACACTCAAAGATGGCCGTCGGAGAGTGTGAGGATTTTTTTTATTCTACGATGATTTCGCCAACAGGAATAATATCTTTCTGTTTTGAAGATTTAGCGATTAGGTCGTATTGGTCAGCAGATTTTTCGTAACCGAGGGAAAGAGTAGCATTCTCGTCGGGTAGCTTTTTAGCAAATTCAGAAATAGACATACGAAGCAAAGTGATTGCATTTTTCTGGTCAGTAGTAGCGGAATTTGATTGGACTGCACCAAGAGCTTCTTTGGCCTTATCTTTAGCCGTTCCAGTTATCAAAATCATGATAGTATCATGTGGTTCAGATGAGTCTGAATCGATTACATTATTTTGAATCTTTACGCTTATTGCTCCAGTTGATTCAGGATCTAATTTTGATTTGATTTCAGAGATTAACTCATCATATTTGCTGTTATCTACTTTGGCTTTTGTATCTGTTGAAGTAGTGTTTTTTTGCTCCGTTTTAGATTGCTCAGTATTACCTTTTGAAGTTGACTGACTATTAGAACATGCTACTAAAACAGTAGCGGAAAGCAAGATAGTTGTTGTAGTTAGTAGTTTTTTCATGGATATTCTCCTTTTTTAATTTACTGTCTTTATAGAGTCTTTTGTTATTCGGATTTTTTTGATAAGTGTTGTTGAATAATTAAGGCTACATTGGCTTTTTCTTCTTCGGTCATAGGAGGTTCGTTTGGATCGTCTACCGAAAACTCGATAGCATGCCACTTATCATTGACTCTAATCCACTCTCTTCGTCTATGACATTGACAATCCAGGTTGTGTTTAATCACTTCCATTGGTCTGCTTTCGTCACTCATGTTATTTCTCCCTGTACAAATCCACTACTTCGCCTATAATTCGGAAGTCTGTTTCTGGGGTGATTGGCATATCTTTGTACGCTGGGTTCAAGCTATGTAGGTATGCCTGTTCTTTATCGATGACAAGCTGCTTGATATAAGCATCACCGTTGTAGTTGAATACTCCAATAACACCGTTATTTAAGTCCACGCTGGTTTGGATAAAGACAAGGTCGCCATCGTGGTAGTCAGGCTCCATAGAGTCCCCTTTGATTGGGATGACAAAATCGGTATCAACATCTACTGGCAACTCAATCCGTTCCACTCGAACATCGTTCAAATACTGCCCTGTACCTGCAGAAGCTGGGTGGTCGTAGTAGTCGTAACTGTAGAGCTGAATGACTTCCGATACTTCGGTTATCTTCGTTTCTTCTTCGTTTTTTTGACTCTCCAGAAGCTCCTCAGACGTTCGTAGCACGATTTTTTTATTTTGGGTGGTTAATTGTACCACTTTATCTGTAATCTGCTGAGTGAGTAAATCCGAAGCGTATGGGAGTGAGTTGGTGGATTCTACTGCATTTTTTGAGACAGCAGGAAAGAAATCATCAATCGAAACATCAAATATATCACATAACTTAAAAAGCATATCTTGATTTGCTTTTCTTTCTCCTTTTTCGTATCGACTGATTGTTTGTTTTGTAGTATTCAATCTTTTTGCAAGCTCATCTTGAGTAAAACTGGCTGATTTTCGAAAGGTTTTAATTTGGTTTCCAATGTATTTTTTCAAATCCATGTTCCGTACCTCAATTTCAGTAATTCTATAAGTAGATTATATAAAAAAGTCACCGAAAACGCAACTTTTTTTACTTTTTAATCAAAATACTGTTGACTAGTCACCAAAATGGTGATATAATTAAATCAAGCTTAAGGAAATAACAAAAACAAACCGGAGGGAAACAACATGAATAAAGGACTTACAACACAAGAACAAATCGCACTAGCAAAAGAAATCTTACAAGTTAAGAACCGTAGAGAACGCTCACTTAAATTAGGAGAAATCCTAGATCGTGAAAAACTATCGTCAGATGATATGTACGAATTGTACAACACACTACTGACGGCCATCAGAGTTTACGGAGACGTTATCGGATTTGACGACAAAGATTTTCAGGAAATGGCTCTTACAATCTTAGTTCTTGAAAAGGTTGAAGAAGCGAAAGAAGCTAGGGTAGCGTAGAGAGGTGCGATTCCTCTCCTAGCTATTGCTCATAGAGCGAAAATAATAGAGAAAGGAGTAGGAAAATGAGACCAAGACGGTATCCGTATAGTGGGAAAAGAAAAAAGCAATCTGATAGACAGATTGCTAAGTTAAAAAGAGATATTGATGTAAATCGTACAAATATATCATCTTTAAAATTCGCTATAGAAACTTTAAGTAACCATCAGAATTATCGATAACTTGATAACCTTGAGCGGTTGCTTCTTCGATAATTTCAGCTTTAGACATTTCAAAATCAGATAACTGAATTACTGCGCTAGGTTTATCAGTAGTCGACTCTGAAAAATTAGATAATAGAATATTATCGAGATTTTCCCAGGTTAGTTTCTTAACAACGTGGTTTGGCTTATGGCTAAGCTTACTCATTTTTTGAACCTCCTTCTGTTGAAATTTTGACTAAAACGGTGAGAGGTCCTAGTCAATAATGATTATAACATGAGCAACAGAAAAACACAACATATTGTTAATTAAATATATTTGTTTAACAACATATAGTATCCGAGGTGTAAAAATGTGGGAACAATTAAACCGAATAATGCAGGAAAGAAATTTGAATGGCTATCAATTGTCTAAGATGTCTGGGGTCAACCGTAGTTTCTTTTCTGATTTGAAAAGCGGAAAGGTGAAATACCTTTCTTGGCCGAACATATGCAAAATTGCTGATGCGTTGGAAATCAGCATAGATGAATTAAGATAAGGAGGTAGGAACGTGCAAATTTATTTGTATCAACTAAGAAAAGAAAAAGGCATTACACAGAAAGAATTAGCTCAAAAACTTGGAATTTCTGAGACGGCATATCGTCAGAAAGAGAAGGGACAGAGCGCTTTTACTCAGGATGAAATGTTTTTCTTGCGTAGCTTTTTTGATAAACCTTTGCAAGATATTTTTTTACCAAGAAAGTCACCAAAACGGTAACAATATATTTGAAACCTAAAAAAGCACCTGATGGAAATCAGGCGCTAGAGGAGAGGTACATTATTTAGAAAGGAACATTATGAACGAAATTTTTAATTTTCACGGGCAGGAAGTCCGTACTTTGACAATTGATGACGAGCCTTGGTTTGTCGGGAAGGATGTTGCAGATATCTTAGGATATGCTAAACCACTGGACGCAATTTCTCGGCACGTTGATGAAGATGACTCCGTGAAATACGGACTCACCGACAATTTAGGCCGAACACAAAACACTATCATAATCAACGAATCTGGTCTTTACTCTCTTATCTTATCCAGCAAGTTGCCTCAAGCGAAAGAGTTTAAGCGTTGGGTGACATCAGAGGTCTTGCCAGCTATTCGCAAGCAGGGCGGATTTATACGTGAGGACTTGGACGAGGATGCCTTCATAGCTCTATTTACTGGACAAAAGAAATTGCGTGAGCAACAGGCGACCATGCTGGAAGATATTGACTATCTCAAGAGTGAGCAACCGATTCATCCAAGCTACGCTCAGTCGCTCCTGAAGAAGCGTAAAGCTCGTGTCGTTGCTTGCTTAGGTGGTATTGATAGTCCAGCTTATGCGGATAAGAATTTCGCTCAGTCAGTCTTTAGACAAGCTGAGATTGATTTCAAGGATCATTTTAATATCAGTCGCTATGACTTGCTACCGAAAAAATTCGCAGAAGCTGCTCTTGCTTACTGGATGACTTGGGAACCAAGTACCAATACTAAAATGAAAATTATGGAATTGAATGCGTATAGCGCATAAAAAAGCACCTGATAGCAATCAGGCGCATACTTAAATAATTAAAACCATTATATCACAAAAATGCTTGCCCGCATAGTTGAGAGGATGTAGAAAATGGAAGGAATAACGTTACAATTACGATTGGACGGCGAAAGTGCTGAATTGTTCACGAATCAATTATTGGCCTTTGCTGAAAAGCAGGTCAAGGAGCAGTTAGAGAATGATCGCATGCCAATCAATCAACAGGCTTTGATGAAGAAATTCGGCTTCACTCATGGCTATGTCAAGATGCTAGAACGCAAAGGATTAAGATTTCGTAAGCAAGGGAAAGATACTATGTACGATGTCAATGATGTTTATGAAATTTTAGAATTAGAAAAAGAAGTACGAAAATTGAGAGCATAAGGAGAACAAAATGTTTAAAGCAATTCGCACAATCAAAAAAATCAAACAACTTCAAAAAGAAATGCAGGCATTCAGCCTTACTTTTCTAACTATGCAAGAACTGGGCTTGGTTCCAGAAACCGAAAAAGGTAAGGCAAAAGCTCAAACGATGCATGACATAAGCCACATGATCAAGGATATTTTAGACGGCAGGTCAGTAGATGAAGCGACGAAGCGTCTAGATATTGTGGTAAAAGCTGATGTCGATTAGTAGAGAAACGGAGGGTATCAATGGCTGTTAAAAACAAGCGATACTACTGGATTCAACTCACTCAGGATTTTTTCAAATCAAAAGAAATGAAATTGCTTCGGAAGATTGCAGGGGGCGACACGCATACCATCATCTATCTCAAAATGATGTTGATTAGTTTGGAAGATGGAGGGTGCATCTACTACGATGGACTTGCTGATAATCTTGCTGAAGAAATCGCTCTTATGATTGATGAGAATGTTGAAGACATCAAAATTACTTTGCTTTTTTTAGAAAGCAAAGGTTTGCTGACTAGAAAAAATGACAGAGATTATTTCTTAGAGCAAGTTCCTGAGATGGTAGGTAGTGAAACCGCAAGCGCCAGAAGGGTTCGCAAGTTTCGAGAAAATCAATTGGCGTTACAATGTAACAACGATGTAACGAAGCGTAACGGAGATATAGATATAGATATAGATACAGAGATAGAGAAAGATGTAGATGAAAATCCAGTCGCACTCATCGTCGAAGAATATCAGTCTCGTATCGCTCCCTTGGATGGAACTCAATTTGAACTCTTGAAAGAGTTCATCACATTGGATGGCATGGAAGCGAAGGTTGTCCTGAAAGCAATTGGTCTTGCTGCTGATAATGGTAAAAGGAATTTTAGTTATATCAGAGCGATTTTGACGAATTGGAAAAACGATGGAGTTTTGACGATTGCAGCAGTCGATGAACGTGAGCGAGCGTACAAAGAAAGTAAAATCAAGGGTCAGTCAGGGAATCAAAAATCAAATGTTCCTGAATGGTCACAACCTAACTATGTCAACAATACCAGTGATGAGACCAAGAAGGAACTCGAAGAGCGTAAACGTGAACTACTTGAAAGGCTTGAAAATGGAGGTGGCTGATGTTTATCTTGAAACATGGGTCAAGAGAGGATAAACCGTTCTTGATGTCTGTGGCTATTAGTGTGACTGGCATTGATGTCTCGTATTCGGACGAGCGGAAGGCGATGCGGTTTATCTCTCGTGCAGTTGCGTTACAGGTTGGCAAGGCATTGAGAGTATCATTTGGGAATTTCTATCCGGTGGAGGTGAAGGGATGATAAATCTATACTTCATTTACAACGGGCACCGAAAGATGCTCATCGGGCGTTTCACACACATACATAGTGCAATCAATGAACTAAAGAAACATCAGGCTAGTTACTCAGCAATCAGTCATCCACGCTTTTGGAAAAGCATGAGTGGTGAGAACATCAGGATTGATTATGGATCCGTTGATTGCTACTACTTGATTACTAGGAAAACGGAGGAAAAATAAGATGAATACAAAAATGAATTTAGAAGAAAAGGTTCAACAGTGGTTTGTTGATAGAAATTTACATGAAGCGAATCCTGTCAAACAATTCTTGAAGCTGATGGAAGAGTCAGGTGAATTGTTTGAGGGTATTGCGAAGGATAAATCTGAACTGATTTATGATGCGCTTGGTGATATTCAGGTAGTTTTGATTGGGCTCGATCAACAGATTAAGAATGGTGCTCAGATTTCAGCGAATCAACAGGAACTTGAATTGCTGTTGATGGTTTCTAGTTTAGGTAATATAGCTCAAAAACTATACGCTCATATCTGCCACAACGAGACACAAGTTCCGTTAATCAAAGCAGACTTGATGTTTCTTGATAGCGTGGTTAGTACGGTTTCATTTTGCAATGGTACTACAGCTGAAAATTGCTTAGAAGAAGCTTATGAAGTCATCAAGGACCGCAAAGGTAAGATGATTGATGGGGTGTTTGTAAAAGAGGAGGATTTATAAAATGAAAAAACTAGGAATTTTTATTGGTGTATTACTCGTAACAATTATCTCACCGTTTGTTGTTCAATTTGGTTGGAATGAGATTGTAACGACAATCATTCCAGTTGATAAAATTACAGTCTGGCAAGCATTAGGGATGGATGCACTACTATCTTTCATCTGGCCTGTGTTATCTAGCAAAAAAGAATCTGAAGAGGATTATTCGTATGCTGTAAAGAGTAGTATTTCGAAAATCATTACATGTGCATTTTTAATTTGGTTAGCTAGTTTGTTTATTTAAGGAGTGTTAGCATGATAGCAAAATTTAGAGGGTTATCCATCGACGAAAACAGCAAAGGAGAATGGCAATACGGACATTTAATTGAAGATAGAGGAAGAGCATTTATTATCAACGAAGTGGTAGAAGCCAATGAACAATACATTACTATAGGTTCTTGGTGTCCTGTAAATATAGAATCAGTAGGACGTTTCACAGGGATGTTTGACAAAAATTTACGGGAGATATACGAGAAAGATGTTCTTGGTACAAAAGATGGATTGTTGAATGGTGTAGTCGAGTACAGATCTGATTTAGGAATGTGGACGAATAGTTTGATTAGATACAATAATTTCGAACGATTATGTACTGTGGCTAATTCAAGAGAAATCATCGGCAATATCCATGAGAATCCAGAACTTTTGGAGGTCAAGGAGTGAGATATTTTAAAATCCTATGTGTTGTTTTACTCACATTCTTCCTCGTAGCATGTCACCAGATTTCGAGTGGGACGGTGGTAGATAAGTACATTGATGAACCTCACACAACGTTCATACCTGTTAGTACAGGAAAAAGTTCGGTTCTCGTGCCAACAAGAACCAAAAGAAAATACATTCTGGTCGTTTCAGGTCGTGCAGGTAATAAGCAAGTTGAAGAAACGTTTGAAGTGACAGCTGAGGAATACAAGCACTATGAAATTGGTAATACTTTCATACAAGATGCCGTTTTAGAAAATGAAGAAGGAGATAGAGAATGATCAATAATGTTGTTTTGGTAGGTCGCTTGACTCGTGATCCTGAGTTACGATACACGCCATCAAATGTGGCTGTTGCGACTTTCAGTTTGGCAGTGAATCGCAATTTTAAGAATCAGGCAGGTGATCGTGAAGCTGATTTTATCAGTTGCATTATGTGGCGCCAACAGGCTGAAAATTTTGCAAATTGGATTAAAAAGGGTGCTCTTGTAGGAATCACAGGTCGCATCCAGACTCGTAGTTATGATAATCAGCAAGGTCAACGTGTCTATGTGACAGAGGTTGTAGCTGAAAGCTTTCAGCTTTTGGAAAAGCGAGATAAGACTGCGGACCATTCGAGCATGGAAAATCAGATGCCACCAAGTTTTGGAGCAAGTGATCCGATGGATATTCCAGATGATGGATTACCATTTTAAGGAGGTGTGAAGGATGAACAGACTGAAACAATTAAGACAACAAACAGGCGATAGACAAGAGGATGTTGCTAAAGCTATTGGCGTGACCCGTAGAGGGTATCAAAAAATGGAAAACGAAGAAAGCCAAATCAAATCAGATAAAGCTCAGAAACTTGCCAAATATTTTGGTGTAAGTGTAGGATATTTGCTTGGTTATGAACCTGAAAGTGAGCAAGTTGGCAATTATCAAAAAATAAAAATTTGCTTCTCTAATGGTGAAGAACTTAGTTTTCTAGTAAGAAACTTTACAGAAAAAGAATTGACAAAAATTACTAGCCAGTTCAACAATGGGAATTTGATGAGGATTAGAAATTTGTCTGTCAACCCTAAGAATGTCAATTATTTTTTTGTTGAAGACTTTGAAGAAAAAGAGGTGATTGAAGATGAATAAACAGGAATTGATTAAGCGTATAGAAGGTTTAAAAAATCTTTTCGGCAACAAATCAGAATATATCGAAATAGACTCGGTAATTAGACTTATTTCTGAACTAGACGAACCAGAAACAGGTCACGCAGACGAAGCTCCACGGTATGTTAAGAACATACTAGCACGATTGCGAGAATTGCCATTGCATGATAGAGAGGTCTGGTTGAAAGCTATCATGGGTGAATTTGAGCAAGATTTCAGCCATGCAAAATGGCGGGAAGGTTACGAGCAAGGCAAACTTGAGGGAGCATGGGTTGGTAATCAATTGAAAGATGCTGATAAGATTCGACAAGAATTGAATAAACCAGTGGTCCAACAATTCATTGCTGATTGGTATGAAGAGAATAAGGATGATTTTGAAGGGAATTTGTTTCGATGTGTCTATAATATTACATCGATTTTTGACGGTGCTAAACTTAATGAGTTTGAAAGGTGGTTTCTAATTGCTAGCACAAAATCATTTCAAACCCTCGTCAACATGCACCAGTTTGGCTACGAGGTGGAGGAAGAGAAGAAATATCGGGTAAAGGTGAAAGGCATTTGTGGAAATCACGAAACTTTGAACCGTGAGAAACATTCAAACAAATGGCTTTTCTCAGACCGGGAAGAAAACTCACTTTATGGCACACACCACACCCGAAAAGAATTAGAAGATGCAGGTTTCGGATGGGTATTCGATTGTGAGGGTGTTGAGATTGAGGAGGTGGAGTGATGAATCTTAGACAAAAAAGAAAACATTACAAATATTCTTATCGATATTTTATAGCTTACTATTCCGAGAATACTAAAGAATTTGTTATCCACTGTCCGAAAAAATATAAGAAAACGCTCAAAAGAAAACTTAAAGTTAACAAAAATTATGATTACGATGAATGTTGTAGGAAGTATTGGTTATACGAGGAATACTCTGGCAACATGCCAAAATTCATGAGAGGAAATGAGGTGGAGTGATGGTACAAACAATTGAACAAGCTACAAAAACTGAAAGCAAACGCATAAAAATCCCTGCGAAAATCAGACCGTTCGATGTAGGTTATCGAGTAGTAAACAAACACGGTCAACCGCTTGCCTTAAGAAATGGAGCAAGTATATTCGACTTACCTTTTCTAGCGGAAAAAGCCATAAAGAAAGAGTTTGGAAAAAACGATCCAGATTTTGATATTGAAAAGCATTCTGTTGAAGAGGTTGCTATTATCAATTTAAGTAAATTTCATAGCTACTTTGAGGAGGTCACAGAGTGAAACGATTCATCGCAATATGGATTCTGCTATCTGCTGGGTTGAACATCTGGCAGATGGACAAGATCCGTAATTTAGAAGAGAAGAAGCCGATGGTTATCTACAAAGCTGATAATCAAGGTGCAGAAATTAAAGGCAGAGTCTTACAAAAGGAGAAGATTGGCGACATGTACACTATCACAGTACAAAATTACGGAGTGTTTGTAGTTACTCAAACAAACTATGAATCTCTTAAAATAGGAGATGAGGTAAGATTGTAATGACAAAGTACAAGAAACCAACTTACATCATCATTCAGGAAGCGATGGCAGAGCGCATTAGATTTCTGGAAGATGAACTGTATGAAAGGGCCTATAAGGATATTGAGAAGCTAGAAGCTCAAAATGATTTCTTAAAAGGTCTTTGTAACAATCAACTTGAAATCATCATGGATTATGAATGGAAGCAGATGCAGGAGCAAGCTGAGTTCATAAAAGCTAATACTAGAAAGTGGAGAGCAAGATGCAGCTAAGACTGAAAGAACTTAGAGAGGACCTATGTCTCTCTGTAGGACAGATGGCAAAAGAAACAGGTGTTTCACAAAATACAATCCATTTGTATGAGCGAGGTGGATATCCGTCCATTAAGCAAATTGAAATGATTGCTAAAACCTATGATGTGAATCCTGCGTGGCTTGTTGGGTGGATAGATGATGAAATGATGCCTGGAGTCCAGGTCGTTGAAAAAGTGGTCTACAAAGAGAGCCCAACGGCAAGATTGCCGGACTATTTCAACAACAATAACGAAGGTAAGATTATCAAGTGGAAGAAATCACGAAGATTTCGAGGAGGTAGGATTTGAAGAAATTGAGCGACGAAGACCTCAAAACTTTAGACAGAGAACTCTTCAAATTTCAAAACGTTCAACGTACAATAGATTTGAGAAGGCTAGAATTAGAAACTCGAAACCCAGATGCTCAGAGTGGTCCTAGCGTAGGAATAAGCAAACCTACCGAAACTATCGCAATCAGAATCGCAGATGATCCAACCTTAAAATTTCTCGAAGGGTTCAAAGCTATTATTAACAAACTCTTGATCAATCTAGTTGATGAAGATAAGGAAATATTTAATCTGCGCTGGAGATATCCTCAACTGAGATGGGAAGAAATAGCAGAACAGAAATTCATGAGCAAAGCTACAATCTATCGACGTAGAAGGATTATCTTAGAACAGTACGCTATACTGAAAGGTGAGTTGTAAATAAGATTGAGACAAAAGACATCTTGAAGTCTCACGAAAAAAGGTCTATTATGATAGCATGAACTTCTGAAACAAAAACACACATCACACTCAAGGAGTCATCCTTAATTCTAGTCAAACAAGTTGTCCAACAGAAGTATCGTCAAGAGTCAGCAAATGCTGGCTTTTTGTTTTGGGAAAGGAGGTAGAACATGGAATTTGTATCACCGATAAAAGATAATGACGACATTCAGGCAATGAAAGATTATCTCAGAGAGTGGAATGAGATGTATTATATGCTATTCATTACAGGCCTGAATACTGGCTTGCGAGTCGGAGATATACTTACCTTGAAAGTTAAAGATGTTCAAGGTTGGCACATCAAACTGAGAGAACGGAAGACTGGCAAGCAGATAACAAGACGGATGACAAAAGAGCTCAAGAAAGAAATGAGGAGATATGTTGAAGGCAAACCATTTCATCATTTCTTATTCAAGAGTAGGCAAGGTCAGAATAAAGCAATTACTCGTGAGCGAGCCTATCAAATTATTCATGAAGCAGCTGAAGAGCTAGGCATTGATAACGTAGGAACTCACACGATGCGCAAGACTTTTGGATATAAATACTACAACAAGACAAAGGACGTAGGAACATTACAGAAGATGTTCAATCACTCATCACCAGCGATTACCCTGAGATACATAGGGATAGAGCAAGCAGAGCTTGATGACGCACTACGGAACTTTGTCATTTAATTTTTTTAGATATTACTTTCACATAATGAGTTAAGCATAAACTGAAAAAATCAAAGGCACGAAAAGCTAGGAGCTGTAAGGATTTGAGAATCAAGGGGAGTTTAACAAAATATAAGATATGTGAAAGTGAGGGATAAAATTGGTATAGTTGGAGGAAGGAACATTGGGAATATTTCTAGGATATCTAGTTGTTTATTTTTTTACCGTAATTATTTTAGTCGTTTTTTTTGATCATACAAAAAGAGATGTATTAGACTTCCTTGCTGAAGGGCTACGATTTATTTTCTTACCGTTCATTTTTCTTTTTGTATTAGTCTATGATTTTATAAAGAAAACAAAATGAGACAAAAGGCATCTTGAAGTCTCACAAAAAAAGGTTTATTATGGTAGCATAGATTTCTTGTATGAGGAGGGGATAGGTCAAAGGCCTGTCCCTTTTAGCATTGAGAAAGGAGGTTTGAGATGTATAACAAACCTATCAGACCATCCTTGAAATCTAAGAAGTGGGAGAAGTTCCGTGATAAGATTATGCGGAAGTTCGACTATCTTTGTCAAGAAAGTTTGAGGTATGGAATTTCAGTAGCAGCTGAAATGGTACATCATATCTTTCCTGTATCTGAATATCCTGAGCTTGAATTCGTTGAGTGGAATTGTTTGCCATTGACAAACAAGAAACACAATACGTTTCACGATAGAAAGAATGATAAGATTATCAATCAAGGATTATTTTGGCAAAGAAAGAGAAAAAAGGAATTTGAAGAATTTTATGGATACCCCCCACCTCTTTAAAAATTCATTTTGGCCAGTAGGGTACCGGTGAAGGGAACTTTTTCCAAGTCGGGGGCCTTCAAACAAAAAGGGGGTAAAAACTAAGCGATTTTGACGAAAGGAGGTAGTTTTTTGGCTAAACCAATTACAGCAAAGTCGATTAAGTCAAAAGTGGTCAAGCAGATGAAAGACTTGGGCACTTATCGTAAAGAGTTCGAAATGATCATTGACATTTTTGCAGGCATGCTATATCAGTATCAGAAACTTGCTCAAGATTATGCTGACATGGGTTATCCAGTAACAGACACCTACGTCAATAAGGCTGGTGCTGAGAATGAGCGCAAAGTTCCAATCTTGACAGCGATGGAAATTTTGAGGAAAGACATCCTCAGCTACTCTAATCAGTTGATGATGAATCCTAAGTCGCTCGGTGAGGTAGTAGAACAAGAAGGTGAGTCAGTTCTTACAGAAGTCTTGAAGTTTAAGAATGAACTGAAAAAGAAGCGAGTGAAAGATGGATAAAGACTTTGAAAAACGTTTTGCCGATTTTCGCCACGCTACAACCAATCTTGGGAAAGCTAAAGCCTATGTTGATTATGTCCTGAGCTATCAAGAGGAACATAACGAAGAACGGATTTTGGCTGCTGAACGCTTTTTGAGGGATTTGGAAAATCCAGCATATGAGCTTGATGAGGATATAGTGGATTTTGCCGTTCACTTCATTGAGAACTCAATTGTTCATCAGCAAGGAGATGACATGTTTGCCATGTCTATCCGTAACAAGCCTTTAATTTTGCAACCGTGGCAACATTTCACGGTTGTCAATCTCTTTGGGTTCTATCACGCTGGTACGAACGAGCGTAGGTTCAAAGAAGCCTTGATAATGCTGGCACGGAAAAACGGCAAGACCAGTTTTACTGCTGCTATTGCTTTGCTTTATCAGATTTTGGATGCCGATAGTGGTTCAAAATGCTATATCGTGGCCAACTCTGTCAAGCAAGCGCTGGAAGCCTTTAATTTCATCAAGTTCAACGTGGAACGATGGAATGAGAAATCTATCCGTATCAAGGACAATAACCAAGAACACTCTATCACAGCTAATTTTGGAGATGATGGGTCATTCTATATTCAGGCCTTGGCCAACGATGAGAGCCGTTTGGACTCTCTCAATGGCAATGTCACGGTCATCGATGAAGCTCACACGATGAGGAATAGTAAGAAGTATGGTCTTATGAAGAAAACAATGTCAGCATACCGAAACAGTATGCTTTTTGTTATCTCAACGGCTGGTGATATTCCTACTGGATTTCTTGCTAACCGCTTGAAATACTGTCAGAAAGTGCTCAAGCAGTTGGTACAGGATGAGGCTTTATTTATCTTTATTTGTAAAGCCAATCAGACAACGGATGGCGATGTTGGTGACTATCTTGATGATAATGTTTTGAAGATGGCAAATCCGTCTTGGGGTGTCACGGTGTCCATGCCTGCTTTGAGAGCTGAAGCAGAGCAAGCCATGAACGATCCACAGACTAGAAATGAGTTTTTCAACAAGACTTTGAATGTTTTTACAAACTCAATGAACGCTTATTTCAATCCTGATGAGTTCATTGCTTCAGACAGTTGTTACGATTGGACTTTGGAAGAACTGGCACGCTTGCCTATCCAGTGGTATGGTGGAGCTGACTTGTCAAGGTTGCATGACTTGACCGCAGCCGCCCTCTATGGTGTTTATCATGATGGGGAGAAAGATGTTGATATCTGCATCACACACGCTTTCTTTCCTCGTGTCAATGCTCAAAAGAAAGCCAATGACGATGGCATTCCACTTTTTGGCTGGCAGTCTGATGGTTGGCTGACGATGAGCAATACTCCGACCGTTCTCTATGATGATATTGTTAAATGGTTCATCAAGATGAGGGAGAAAGGGTTCAAGATTGCTGCTGTCGGAATGGATAGGAAGTTCGGTCGTGAGTTCCTGACGAAGATGAAACAAGCTCGGTTTAAGATGATTGACCAACCACAGCTTTTCTATCTAAAATCCGAGGGATTTAGACGGATTGAGTTCAAAGTTAAGAATAAAGAGTTTTACTATCTTCATTCTGATGCTTACGAATACTGTGTGAGCAATGTTAGAGCAATTGAAAAGGTGGACGATGCTGTGCAATATGAGAAATTAGACGGTGACGGTGGTACTGCAAGAATTGACTTGTTCGATGCCAGCGTTTTTGCTTGCATTCAGGCTCTTGCTAATCTTGGTAAGAATAGCGATGTGATGAGCTTCTTTGATTAGGTGGGATATGAAAGATATTTTTTTACCACTGGATAAGCCTTTCCAGCTAGAGCTATCAATATTAGATCCTAAAGTTAATCCAGAACATTGTAGAATTGGACAGACTGAGAAAGAGATAATCGTTAATAGAAAGGAGGTGAGGAAATATGGGGCTTTTAGATAGAATTCTGAAACGTGGTAAGAGTCGAAGCGGAACGAATGTTATCACTCATTCAGATTTTGGTCTTTATATCGACGGTGATAGCTATGTGCCACTGACTCGCAATCCTGATGTGATTGCTGCAGTTAACAAGATTGCTGACATGGTATCCAATATGACCATTCATTTGATGGAGAATACCGACAAGGGAGACATACGGGTTAAAGATGGACTAGCTCGGAAGATTGATGTAAATCCATGCGAAAACATGACTCGCAAGACTTGGATTTTCAAGATTGTGCGTGACCTGTTGCTATTTGGTGACGGGAATTCGGTTCTTCATGTCGAATATGATCCTGTGAATGATTACATTTTGAACCTGAGACCATTCTCTATGAGTGAAGTATCGTTCAAGAGTGACGATGTTGGTTATGTTGTGAATTATCGTGGCATTGACTACAACTCAAGCGAAATCGTGCACTTTGTAATCAATCCTGATCCAGATAATCCATTTGTAGGGACTGGATATAGGCTTGCTTTGAGGGATATTGTTAGGAATTTAAACCTTGCAACTCAAATCAAAAAAGGCTTTATGAATGGCAAGAACGTTCCTAGCTTGATTGTTAAGGTTGATTCTTCGAATGGAGAATTGGGCACGCAAGAGGGGCGAGACAAGGTCGCTAAGAAATACTTAACAACAAGTCAGGCAGGTGAGCCGTGGATTATTCCTGATGCTTTGTTGAGTGTCGAACAGGTTAAGCCACTCAGCTTAAAAGATATCGCTATCAATGAATCTGTTGAAATTGACAAGAAAACAGTTGCTGGACTCTTGGGAGTTCCAGCTTTTATTTTAGGAGTTGGAAGTTTCGACAAAGAAGAATACAACAACTTTGTCAATACAACGGTTATGAGTATTGCTAATACAATTACTCAGACCTTAACTAGAGATTTACTAGTTTCAAACAATCGGTATTTCAAACTTAATGCTCGCTCTCTTTATTCGTATGACATTACAGAATTGTCATCAGTAGCTAAACAGATGACCCAAAATATGGCAATGCGTCGAAACGAGTGGAGGGATTGGCTTGGGATGCCGCCTGATCCTGATATGGATGAGCTCCTTGCTCTTGAAAATTATCTACCGCAAGACAGACTTGGGGACCAAAAGAAACTGAAAGGGGGTGAGGAAGAGAATGAACAGACGGAATAGTTATCGTACTGCTCAATTCAAAACACGAGAAGAAGCTGACAGCGGTGATTTGATTTTGAGTGGGTACTTTATCAAGTTCGATGAAGTTACTGAATTATGGCCGGGTTACTTTGAGGTAATCAAACGTGAGGGTGTTGAAAAAGCCATCAAAGGAGCTGACATCAGGGCATTATTTAACCATGATGATAGTTTAGTGCTTGGTCGGACTGGCAATGGAACGGTCACTTTGGGAGTTGATGAAATCGGACTTTACGGTGATATCATTATCAATAAAGATGACCCACAAGCTGTTGGGGCCTATGCTCGTGTTCAGCGTGGTGATGTGATTGGATGTAGTTTTGGCTTTATCCCAATCAAAATCAACACGGAAGAGCAAGCAGATGGTTCGTACCTGGACACTGTCTTAGAATTAGAAATCTTTGAAGTGAGTCCATGCACATTCCCAGCCTATCCACAAACGGAAATTGCTGCACGACAGAAAGACTTTGAAAGTCAACAGCGTGCCAATCGTGAAGCGCTGGACAAGCGCAAGAAAGAAATTAAGGAGAAATTTAATCTATGCACAAATCATTGATTTTAGGCGCTCGCATGCGCAACAAAGCAGAAAAAGTGGTAGAGCTTGAAGAATCAATCAAAGAATTGAACAAGCGTTCTGAACTTGAAGCGAAGAAATTGGATCAAGCTGGAAATGATGAAGAAGTTTCAGCGGTTGAAAAGAACCTGGAAGATATCCAAAAAGAATTGGAAGATAAATTGGCAGAAAAAGAACAACTTGAAAAAGAAATCGAAGATTTGCAAAATCAAGTTGAAGAATTGAATCGCAAAGCCCCGACTTACCCAAGTCAAGAAAAACGTGGAGGACAGAAATTGGAACAACGTGACGCAATCGCTAAATACATTCGTACTGGTCAAACTCGTGACATCGTAGGCTTGAAAACTACTGATTCAGGAAGCGCAGCTTTAATCCCTACTGAAGTTTTGAAACCTCATTTTGTTAACAAAACACGTAATCCACTTTTGGATCTTGTGGAACGTGTGAAAGTTAACAGTGGATCTGGTAAATATCCAGTTATCAAGAAAACGGATGGTGTAATGGTTTCAACAGATGAATTGAAATCAAATCCAGAACTCGGAAAACCAGCAATCAGCGAGATTGATTATTCAATCAAGACTTACCGTGGATATGTCCCTGTGTCACAAGAAATGATTGACGACGCAGACTATGACATCATGTCCATTGTTGAAGACGAAGTGTTCAATCAAGGTGAAAATACTGAATTGTCATTAGTTACAGCTGTCCTCAAAACAGCTACCCAAGCAGATGCGGCTGGATTTGATGGTATTAAAGATATCTACAACAAGAAGCTTAAATCAATTTATAAAGCAAGCATCGTTGTAACTAAGTCAATGTTTGCTGCGCTTGACAAGGTGAAGGACAAAGATGGACGCTACATGCTTCAAACTGACGTGGCTTCACCTACTGGCTATTCGTTTGGTGGAAAAACAATCTACAAAGTAGATGATACAGTGTTTGGAAATGAAGGAGACATGAAATTCTTCATTGGGGATGTCACTGAGTTCGTCAAAGAGTTTGACCGCGCCCAAGTATCTGTTAAATGGGTGAACAATGATATTTACGGACAATTGCTTGGACTTTTCATCCGTCTGGATATCAAGAGGGTAGATGAAGAAGCCGGATTCTTCGGAACCTACACTGATGTTGTAGCTTAAGGAGGTAGCGTATGAGCTATAAAGTAATCCGTCCTTTCAAGGACTTGTCTGATCCTGAAAAACATGACTACGCTGCTGGCGATATCTTTCCTCGTGAGGGATATGAGCCCACAGATAGCTTTACCAATGGCCTTTTGACTGGTGCAAACACTGCTGGCTCTATCTTCCTTGAAGTTTTGGGAGATGATGAGCCTAAGAAACCAGTTACTGAAACAAAAGAAGTGAAGGAAGAGCCCGCAGTTGAGCAGGAAGAAACAGTTGAGGAAACTGCTGAAGAGTCTGCTAAGGAAGTTGAGGAGTAAACATGGACGAAGGTCAGCTTTTAGAATTGCTGAAGCTTAAGCTGGGTATTTCAACCAGCTTGAGAGACAAGCCGTTAAATAAAATCATTTCAAGTGTCATCACTGAATTGACCGATAACCTCGGTATCGAGCTTGTTGGTGAGCGTGCTGACCATGAAATGTTTATCGTTGACTATGCTGCTTATCGCTATGAGGGTGGGGTGGATATGCCACGTCACCTTCAATGGCGACTGCATAATTTACAGATAGCATCAAAGAAAGAGGTCAAGAATGTGGAATCATGAAATCACGCTGATCTCTAAAAAAGTTACAGGTAAGGATAAACTACTACAACCAATCTCTGAAGATGTTGAAGTTACTCTCTTATGTCGTAAAAAGAAGGTTACTCGCTCTGAATTTTATCAGGCGAATCAGGCAGGGTTAAAACCGAGCTTGGTCGTTGAGATTCGAAATTTTGAGTATGAGAATCAGGAGTTTGTGAAATTTGAAGGCAAGCAATATCGTATCTTGAAAACCTATCCTATCGATTCTGAAATTTTAGAGTTGACTTTGTCAGAGGTCTTGAAATGAGTAATGACCTTGCTGATTTGATAGCGAAAGAGCTTGCAGCTTACTCTGATGAGGTTACTGAGGAAGTGGATAAGATTGCCGAGCAAGTGGCTGATGAGACTGTGGATGAGTTGAAAGAGACAAGTCCGAAACGGTACGGAAAGTATCGTAGAAGTTGGAAAAAGAAGAAGTTGGCCAATGGCTCTTTCGTAGTGTTCAACGCAGTTGCAAGTCTTACTCACATACTTGAGAACGGGCACCTTTCAAGAAATGGTGGTCGTGTCGCTGGTATCGTCCACATCAAACCAGCTGAAGAAAAAGCAATTCAGAACTTTGAGAAGCGTATCAAGGAGATTGGGAAATGAAGCTATCAGACTTTGCTGCCATTTTGGAACAGGTAAACTTACCTGTCACTTATCGAGCGTTTAAAACTGGGAACGCTCCTGACCTACCTTACCTGGTCTATTATGAATCAAGTCCAGTCATCAATGCAGCTGACAACACGGTTAATCATCAGATTAAGAGCGTGACAGTTGAGCTGGCTTTTGAGAATAAGGATGAAGATTTGGAAGAACGTCTGGAAGAGCTGTGGACAACCCGCGAGCTCTTTTTCGATGTTCAAGAAGAAACATTTATCGAGACGGAAAGACTCTATGTCAAGTCTTATACGGTCTATCTATATTAAGGAGGAATGACATGACTCAAGAAAATAAAGTAACCTTTGGTTTAAAAAATGTTCACGTTGCGCCAATTAAATCGATTGGTGCTGATGGAGTGATTGCTTACGATGAAATTTTCCGTTTTCCTGGAGCAATGGAACTAACATTGGATCCAAAGGGTGAATCAACACCAATCAAAGCAGACGATATTGATTATCACTTCATGAACTCAAACGAAGGGTATGAAGGGAAATTCAAAATCTCTCACATTATTGAAATGTTTGCGACTAAGATTTTGGGTGAAATCAAAGATGCTCAGACGGGTGTTTTGACTGAAAAAGCTGATGCAGAATTCACATCATTTGCCTTGATGTTTGAATTTTCAGGTGACAAGAATAAAACACGTCACGTCCTTTACTACTGTTCAGCAAGTCGTCCAGGTAATGGCTCAAAAACCAAGAACGGTACAAACGTCAATGAGCGTGAACTTGGCTTTAAGGCAAGTCCTCGTCCTCTGGATTCAGTTGTTAAACGTTCTATCACGTCAGCTGATAATAAAGAAATTTATGACAACTGGTTCAAGAAAGTGTATGAGCCTACTGCGGTTGCAGCTTAAGGAGAAAATCTATGCGTAAAATCGTTTTGATTGGTGATCAGGAGTATGAGTTAGGAACTAATGGCTACACTCCTATCGCCTACAAGCAACAATTTGGGAAAGATTATTTTCAAGATTTGTTCTCGATGTTGAAAAATCAATCATTCATGAATGAATTGAACAAGCTGGAAACCGACAAGGAATTGACAGCGACTAATATTGATATTTCGATGTTGTCAGATTTTGATATGACCTTTTTCAACCGTCTTTTTTGGACCTTTGCTAAATCTGCAAATCCTCAAATCAAACCTTATGAACAATTCTTCATGGAAATGGAAGTCTTTCCGATTCAGGAAGTTGGTCCTGTGCTGATGGAAATGCTGAATGCGAGCATGACGACAAAAAAGCACCAGATGAATCAGAATCAGCTAGCGAAGAAATCTTCACAGTAGAGTCATACTTGTCTTGCTGTAAAGAAACTGGTCTGTCTATCGATGATCTAAAGCATATCTCAATTGGAATGGCTCTGGATTATCAGACGGATTATGTGAATTTACGGAGCGAGGACAAAGGTGGCGAACGGAAGGCCACGCAAGCTGATTTTGACAGTTTTTAAATAAAAAAATGAGTGCTGAGAGAGTGATTCTGAGGTCAAGTTCCTTGTCCTAACTACATTATCAGTCGTAGAAGTTCTCTCAGCGCTTTTCTATTTTTTTGAGAAAGGAGGAAATATGGCAGGAAATATCAAAGGTATCAAAATTGAAATTGATGGCGACACGCAACCCTTACAGAAGGCTCTGAAAAATGTCAATAAGGCTGCTACTGATGCAAGTCAGGAATTGAGACAGATTGACAAGGCCTTGAAATTTGATACAGGGAACGTAACGCTCCTGACTCAGAAACAAGAGGTCTTACAAAAGCAAGTTTCGACGACCAAAGAGAAACTGGAAACTTTAAGACAAGCTCAGTCTCAGGTAGAACAGCAGTTCAAAAATGGTGATATTGGTGCTGACCAGTACCGTGCTTTCCAACGTGAAGTCGAAGTCACTCAAAACGTCCTGAAGAGCTATGAAGGTAAACTAGCAAACGTCAACCAGGCACTTGCTGAGAATGGAAATGCCACTAAAAGCAACCAAACGCAATTGAAAGAATTGCAGAATGAACAGAGTCAACTTGCTTCAGAGATGACTAAGGTGACAAGCTCATTCAAACTGCAAGAAAGTGCTTTAGGTTCAAATGCTAGCGAAGCTGAGAGAAATGCTCTTGCCCAGAAAAAGATTGGTGCCCAGTCTGAGATTGTAAGTAAACAGATTTCAAATCTAGAACAGCAATTGGAAATCACTAAAAAAGAATTTGGTGAGAACTCCACACAAGCCAACAAGATGGAAGCTGAGCTAAATCAGGCTAAGACTGCTTTTAATCATCTCAATGATGAGATGAAGGGAACAAAGTCTGCTGCTGATAGCACTCAAGAAAGTTTAAGTGAAATCTCAAGAAATTTAAGAGCAGAACTACTTCAACAGTTTAGTGAGAAGTTGAGTGCTATTTCAGAAAAGCTTGTGGAAGTAGGAAAAGAAGCGTTAGAAGCAGCTGCTCAAATGCAAGCTAGTAATGCTCAATTTACTACCGTTTTCGGAGATATGGAAACCCAAGCAAGAGAAGCGTTGAATGCTATTGGTCAGGAAATGGATATTGTCCCAGAGCGATTGCAAGGATCATTCACTCAGATGGCTTCATTTGCCAAAACTTCAGGATTGGATACAGCAGAAGCTTTGGATCTTACTTCTCGTGCAACTAAGGCAGCAGCAGATGGTGCAGCCTTCTATGACAAATCTATTGAGAGCGTGACAGAGAGCTTACAATCTTTTTTGAAGGGAAACTTTGCTAACGATGCCGCTCTTGGAATCTCTGCGACAGAGACAACTAGGAATGCCGCTGCAAATAAACTGTATGGTAAATCATTCAAGGACTTGAGCGAAGCGCAGAAGCAACTGACCTTGCTTCAGATGGTCGAAGACGGAAATAAACTCTCAGGAGCTCTTGGACAGGCTGCAAGAGAATCAGACGGATTAGAAAACGTGATGGGGAATCTGAAACAAGCTGGGACCAATGCATTATCTGCTATTGGGCAACCTCTTCTGGAAATGATGATCCCTGTTTTCCAAACCTTGGCAACGATTGTGAAAGGTGTAGCTGAGCTGTTTAATTCCTTACCTGATCCAGTAAAAGATTTCATTGTCATCTTAGGTGTGGTTTTGACAATTGTGGGAGCCTTAGCCCCCATATTCTTAACCCTGCAAGCTGTATTCATGTCCTCATTTGGTGCAATGATTGCAGCAGCATTACCAATTATTGGAATTATTGCAGGAGTTGTAGTGGCCATAACAGCGATTGTTGCTATTGTAAAATACCTCTGGGAAACTAACGAAGGTTTTCGTGAAGTCGTTACAACCGTCTGGAATGCGATTCTTGAAGTCATCAATGCAGTCGTGTCAGAGATTTCTAATTTTGTCATGAGTATCTTTGGAACGGTTGTTACTTGGTGGACGGAGAACCAGGAACTTATCAGGGCAAGTGCTGAGACTGTTTGGAATGCCATTTCAACAGTTATTGACACGGTCATGACGTACATAGGTCCACTCATTCAAGCCACATGGGATAATATCCAACTTGTCATTACAACAGCTTGGGAAATCATCAAGACCGTTGTTGAGACTGCAATCAATGTTGTCCTTGGTGTTATTCAAGCAGTTATGCAGATCATCACTGGTGATTGGTCAGGCGCTTGGGAAACCATCAAGGGAGTATTCTCTACTGTATGGCAAGCTATTCAAAGCATTATTCAGACCATTTTATCAGCTATCCAGAGTTACATTTCAAATATTCTCAACGGTATTTCAGGAACTGTATCAAATGTCTGGAACGGCATCAAGGATACTGTCTCAAATGTATTAAATGCTATATCTAGTACTGTATCAAGTGTTTGGGAAGGTATCAAGAGTACCATTTCAGGCGCTATCAATGGCGCAAAAGATGCTGTATCTACAGCTATTGAAGCTATCAAAGGATTGTTCAACTTTAGTATTAGTTGGCCACATATCCCACTACCTCACTTCTCTGTTAGCGGTTCAGCCAATCCACTCGACTGGTTGAGTCAGGGTGTTCCAAGTATCAGCATCGAATGGTATGCCAAGGGCGGTATCATGACGAAACCAACCATCTTTGGAATGAACGGCCATAACCTCATGGTTGGTGGCGAAGCTGGGAATGAAGCAGTATTACCACTAAATGACAAAACACTTGGTGCTATCGGTCGAGGTATTGCTCAGACAATGGGTGGAACTTCACCGACTATCAACATTACCATCAGTGGTAATACTATTAGAGAAGAAGCTGACATCATTCGGATTGCTGATGAGGTAGCGCAGAGGATTGCTGACGAATTGCAACGGAAGACACAATTGAGAGGAGGATTTACATGATAAAGCATAATGAGCTTGTGATTGACGGTGTGAGAACATCGTCTTTTCCTTTTAAGGTCATTGTTCATGATTCTCCTTCAATTGCTCTGGGAGAGAGCAAGACAGCTCTCTTGGAGCATGGTGGTATCAGTGGAGCAATTGTTCAGACAAACAAGCATAGGGAACTGGTCAAGAAAACCTATACGATTTACTTGGTCAAACCTACTGAAGAACAGATGAACCAATTTATGAGTCTGTTTATCCGTGAAAAGTTCTGGCTAGAGAGTGAGCGAGTCAAAACAACTCGTCTTTGGTGCTATAAGGTCAATATGAGCGACCTTGAAGAAGTGCAACCTGGTCTTTACATGACCAAAGCAACCTTCACTTGCCATCCTACAAAATACTTTAAAGGCTCCGATACACAGAGATTGACAAGAAGTGGAACTTTAACCGTGCAAGGTTCTGCTCTTGCCTTTCCTAAAATCACAATCGGTGGCCAGAGCGCTTCTGAGACTTCATTTACAATCGCTGGTCAGGTCATCCGTCTTGAACGACTCACTGAATCGCTTGTGATGGTCAATAACCCTGACAATCCTAGCTTTAAAACAACAACAGGAAAGCCAGTGAAATGGTCAGGGGATTTTATCACAGTTGATCCAGCGAAAGTGAAGAATGTTGGGGTTGTTCTAGGTCCAGGTATTCAATCGCTTGAAATCGAAACGGTTTGGGGGTGGGCATAATTGCTTTATCTACTTAATAAAGATGTGAGAACCGTTCGGTGGAACGGAGAGCCACTTCATGAAGCGACTTCGGCGATTGTTAAAGAGACCATGAATGGCGATTTCACCTTAACTGTGAAATATCCTATTTCTGACTCTGGTATTTATCAGCTCATCCAAGAAGATATGTTGATAAAAGCGCCGACTCCTGTTCTTGGTGCGCAGCTATTTCGCATCAAGAAACCTGTCGAGCACAATGATCATCTGGAAATCACAGCCTATCATATTTCAGACGATGTGATGCAACGATCTATCACACCAGTGAGCGTGACTAGTCAGAGCTGTGGCATGGCTCTTTCTCGCATGGTTCAAAACACCAAAACCGCTTTGGGAGATTTTTCTTTCAATAGTGACATCCAGGATCGTAGGACCTTCAATACGACTGAAACAGAAACTCTCTACTCTGTATTACTGGACGGTAAGCACAGTATCGTCGGGACATGGGAAGGCGAGCTGGTTCGCGATAACTTTGCGATGACTATCAAGAAAAGTCGAGGTGAGAATCGTGGTGTTGTTATCACAACACACAAAAATCTGAAGGACTACCAACGTACAAAAAACAGTCAGAATGTTGTCACAAGAATCCATGCCAAATCGACTTTTAAACCTGAAGGTGCTGAAAAGGAAACGACCATCAGAGTGACTGTTGATAGTCCTCTTATCAACTCTTACCCTTATATCAATGAAAAAGAGTATGAGAACAACAACGCAAAGAGCGTTGAAGAGTTGCAGAAGTGGGCACAGGCTAAATTTACAAATCAAGGCATTGACAAGGTCTCTGATGCTATCAAAATTGAAGCCTATGAACTTGATGGGCAAGTTGTTCACATGGGTGATACAGTCAATCTCAAGAGTTGGAAACACAATGTCGATTCATTCAAGAAAGCTATCGCTTATGAGTTCGATGCTTTGAAAGAAGAGTACCTCTCTCTGACTTTCGATGATAAGGCAGGCACTGGTGGTTCTAGAGCTTCTGGTGGGCTATCTAGCGCAGCTGATGCAATCCTTGGTGTGACAGAATCAGCTCAAGAAATCGCCCTAGAAAAGGCCCTTCAAAATGCTGACTTAGGTTTTGATCATCAAGCTGGATTGTTGAGACAGGAAATTTTGGACGGTATCGAACTTGCTAGAGCTAAAGCTGAAGAAGTTAAAAGAGAACTGTCTGACACTATCAATCAGCGTTTCGACAGTTTTGAAAATGGTCCTTTACAAGATGCTAAACGTAGGGCTATAGAAGCCTTGAGAAACGCTGGCGCCAGTAGCCTACTCGCTCAGGAAGCTAAGCGGATTGGGTTGGACTCTATCGCTAAACTTGAAGCGTTCAAGTCGCAGGCCACGAGCGCTCAGACGGCCTTGTCAGGTGATTTGGATGCTCTGAAACGGACTATCGCGAACGATATTCGACCGAAACAAGTGCAGGTTGAAGCCGAGATTGCCAAGCAAATTGAAGCACTTACCCAGACAAAAAATGAACTGACTGGTGTGAAGTCGGCGCAAGCGACGTATGAAGAGACGACGACTCGTAGACTGGCAGAGCTGACTAATTTGGCGAACGGTAAGGCAAGCAAGTCAGAACTCACACAGACAGCCGAGGAGCTGACTAGTAAGATAGCGAGTGTGAGGGTCGGTGGTACGAATCTTTATGCTTTGAGCAAAAATTCAGACATCTGGGAAGGCGGTCATGTAGCTGATTTTAAAATGGATATTTCGTCAGGCGAAATATCTTTTAAAGCTACAGGATTAGACCCTTATGTTGGTGAGGCAACAACTCATCCAAGGACAGCAAGCAGCAGAAATGGGGTTCGCATCCCTGTTATTGCTGGGAAATCAATCTATGTGACGATTTCGAATCCTATTTTTGCCAAGAATTTTATTTCGTACTTTGACGAAAACGGGAATACAGTAAAACATTATCAATACTACAATACTAACTCTTTTGTGATTTCGCCAAAAGAATTGACAGGAGTGAGTTTTGTTACTTTGCGTTTTGGTTGCGGTGGTTCGAATTTTGAAATTGGTGATGTGCTCAAAACGAAAGTCAAAGTTGAGTATGGCACGATACCGACAGATTGGAGCCCAGCCCCCGAAGATGTCGAAAGCCAAATCTCAGCTGTCGAGTCAAGCTTTAAGCAACGAGCTGACTCACTCGAGGCTTGGGTTAGCCGCTTGACAGAGGGACTCAAGACCAAGGCTGATAGCAGCGCTTTGACCTTGCTCTCAGACAGCATCAAACAGTCAGTCAAGAGTCTCGAGACCGAAACGGATAACAAGTTTGCGCAAAAGCTCAGCACGGCTGAGTTTGAGGTGCAGGCATCTGGCATTAGACAAGAGATTGTCAACGCGACCAAGGACAAGGCTGACAAGACCTTGGTCACGGCTGAGGCTGGACGGTTGAGGGAGGAGCTGGCAAGTCTGTCGGTTGGTGGACGGAATCTGTTGAAAGGCTCAAAAGGTCCATTCAAGCCAAACAGAAACCCTGCGAATTTTGACAATAACACTCTATATTCGCAAGAAACATTAGTATATCTTGTACAAAACGAAAAATACAGAATCTCTGCGAAATCTGACGGGAATTTTACATCTTGGCATAGCCCAAACAACGAAAATGACAACGTAGTTTTGTGGTTGATGGACAAAGCTGTAAGTAATTACCAAATCGTGTCAGACGCTAAAACTGCCACGACTGGTACAGAGTTTGTCTGGAATCGTCCGACGGGCATCTATCACTTGCGAGTCAATACCTATCGAAAAGACCCTCAAAAGCTAAAAAGCGTTTGGGAGGTCAAAGTGGAACAAGGGTCATTTAAGACAGGTTGGTCTCCTGCGCCTGAGGACACTGACGGGCTCATCACTGAAGCCAAGGCTACCTTCGAGCGGACGGCTCAGGGCTTGCGAACTGACTTGTCAGCTATTCAGGAATATGTCAATAAAGACGGTCAGCGACAGGAAGTCTTACAACGCTACTCTCGTGAAGAGAGCGCAAAACAAGCGACGGCTGTTCGCGAGCTGGTCGCAAGAGACTATGTTGGTAAATCAACCTATCAGGAAGATGTGAGAGGTCTTGAGCGTAGGTTCGAAGCTATTACCAACCCACAAAATGGATCGATTGCTACTCAGATTGCTAACTACAAGCAATCAGTTGATGGCAGATTCACAGAAATCACTTCATTGATTTCTGGTAAGGCTAACCAAACAGACTTCCAGCGAGTTAAGGAAACTAGCCAACTCTATGAGCGGATTCTTGGAAATTCTGAGAACGGTATCGCTGACAAGATAGCCCGAATGGCTATGACCAATCAGCTATTTCAGCTTGAGGTGTCTAAGAATGAAGGTCTGAAAACCGTTCAAAGACAGTTGGCTGGTTCGTGGGCGGTTCAAAACATCAACTCTGCTGGAGATATCATCTCTGGAATCAATCTAGGCGCTAATGGGCATAATCGATTTGATGGGAAACTAACTCACATCACGGGTGAAACCTTGATTGATAAAGCGGTTATCAAGTCTGCTATGGTTGACAAGCTGAAAACGGCCAATTTTGAAGCTGGTTCGGTGACTACTGTTATCTTAGATGCTGAAGCGGTCACAGCTGAGAAGCTGAAAGTTGACCAGGCTTTCTTCAATAAGCTTGTAGCAAATGAAGCTTACTTGAGTCAACTGTTTGCCAAACAAGCCTTTATTAACCGAGTTCAGAGTGTTGCAATCGATGCAAGTCAGGTTCGGTCAGGTATTTTAAGCGGTGACCGAATCTATGGCGGAACGATTCGAGGGGCCAACATCTATGGCGGAACCCTAACTGGTCACACTCAAATTCAGTTAGGGACATACGGTTCTTTTGATACGGTGAACGGAGGTATTCAAATTAATGTGCCTCGTACTGTCAATGCCAAAGATGGCTTGGGAGTTCAATTTATCGGCTCTTACGGTCGTGGAGAAAATGTCCCTTACGGTCTTTTTATCTACAAAGATGCAGATTTTACAGTAGGTGGGACTGCAGAAACAAGTGATGATTTTCTTTTAACGGTTGAAGGCTACATCAATGCGAAGGGGATCGGCTGGTTAAAGACAGGTAAAGGCAGTGTCAATGGAAAAACAACAGGTACTATTGGACTCTGGAACTCAGACAATGTATCTTTGAGCTTTGGTGGATCAGGGAATGATATCTACTATAGTTACAATGGCACAGCATATAGTCTGTGGTCAGTTGTCAACCAGCACTTCTCGGATAGACGTTTGAAAGAAAACATCATTGATTGTGAGCACAAGGCTCTTGATTATATCCATCAATTCAAGTTCAAGGAATACGATTGGAAGAAGCAAGAGGATAGACCACAACAAGCACACACGAAGATTGGTTTGATTGCCCAAGAGGTTCAAGAAGTGGATCCTACGCTTGTTTATGAGAATGGAGATACGCTGAACTTGGATAATCTCAGATTGACCAATATAGCACTTAAAGCAATTCAGGAGCTTGCTCTTGAAAACAAAATATTAACACATAGATTGGAGAACTTAGAAAATGAACGCAGAACAGCTTAACCAAGCCTTACAAATGACAATTAGTGAAATGTCAACAGCCTCAACAAATTCAATGATTACAAGTAATCTCTTGAACATTCAGTTGAATGAGCAAAGGGCAGAGAATCAAAGACTTCAAGCACGAGTTGACGAGCTGGAAGCTCTGCTTGATGAACAAACTAGACCAGCAGAAGGAGAGTAGACATGGCAATCAATGGGTATAATCTATCAACAAAACCGTACTTAAGAATTTCTGGTTCTAATGTTGAGACCGTGGTAGAAATTCAATTATCAGAAGGAAATCGCTACAGCACTAATTCACGATCATTCCCTGGTGACCGTACAAATGAATCAGAAGATGTCTTGATTCAAGCGGTTCTTGATATCCTAAAAGCCGAACTAGATCCAGGCAGTGCTATCGTCAAAACACAAGCGCAGCTTGAACAAGCAAATCAGAAGATTGCGCAGAATGAGAGCGAGCAGAATCGACTCTCTGCGCTTATCAAGCAGACTGAAGAGAATTCGAAGGTGAATCAGAAGGTCATTCATGTTCTTGTCTTGAACTCTGTCATGAGCAAGAATATCGAGTACGGCACGACTTATAAAGAATTGGTTGAGTTGATTCCACTCGCTGAAGTTGGTAAGACCTACTTGCCACATGACCTAATCACGATTGAAGACCCTGAGCACGTAGAGGTCAATGGCGAAGGGAAACGCATCTTGGTTCAGCTTAATAAGGAATTTACCTATAACGGCGAGCCTGTCAGCGCATTTGTGACAAATGGCTCCCTGGAGCAAAACGGAACTGGGGTCGCTTGGAAATTTGAAGGGAAGGAATAGGAGAAATATATGAAAATCGAATTGTTTAACTTTTTTAGAAACCTGATTCAAACAGAAGATGGTTTGGTATTATATGCGCTAGGCTTAATTGTGATTCTAGAAATCGTAGATTTTGCGTCAGGAACCTTCGCAGCGATCGCAAATCCAGAAATTGAATACAAGAGCAAGATTGGTATTAACGGTCTGATTCGAAAGATTCTTGGTGTTCTCTTGTTGATGGTATTGATTCCGATGTCTGTCTTGCTACCTGAAAAAACAGGCTTCGCATTTTTGTACTCAATCTATCTCGGATATTTGCTTTTTACTTTCCAATCGCTAATTGAAAATTACCGTAAGTTGAAAGGTAATGTGACTATCTTCCAGCCTATCATTAAGGCATTTGAGCGTTTATCTGGCGATAAAAACGATAAGAACGAAGGAGAACAATAATGGATATTGATACAAGTAGGTACAGAGAAGGACTTCCTCAGATTGGTTATGCTCCTTATCGTCAAATTCACGCTCATTCTACTGGAAATAAGAAATCAACAGCTCAGAATGAAGCTGACTACCATAGGCGCAGACCTGCCGAATCTGGCTTCTTCTCACATGTTGTCGGCAATGGACGAGTGATGCAGGTAGGACCAGTAAATAATGGTGCCTACGATGTGGGAGGTGGCTGGAATTATGAAACGTATGCAGCAGTCGAACTGATTGAAAGTCATTCGACCAAAGAAGAGTTCATGGAAGATTACAGATTGTACATCGAATTGCTTCGAAATTTAGCAGATGAAGCAGGGCTTCCTAAAACGTTGGATTCGGACGCATTGGAAGGTATTAAATCGCACGAATATTGTACCAACAATCAACCAAACAATTATAGCGACCACGTTGATCCATATCCTTATTTGGTAAGCTGGGGCATCAGTCGTGAGCAATTCAAGCATGATATTGAAAACGGTCTTGAAATTAAAAAAGGATGGCAAGAAAATTCTACTGGTTGGTGGTATGTACGTTCAGATGGTTCTTATCCAAAAGAGAAATTTGAAAAAATCGATGGCACCTGGTATTATTTTGATGGCTCTGGCTATATGCTTGCAGATAAATGGAAGAAACATTCAGATGGCAAATGGTACTATCTTGATGTTTCGGGAGCGATGGTCACTGGATGGAAGAAAATCGCTGGAAGCTGGTATTACTTCGACAGTGAAGGAGCCATGAAGACTGGTTGGGTCAAATATAAAGACCACTGGTACTACCTCGATGCCAAGGATGGCGACATGAAATCCAAGCAGTTCATCAAATCAGCAGATGGTACAGGTTGGTACTATCTTAAATCAGACGGAACAATGGCAGACAAACCAGAATTCACGATTGAGCCTGATGGCTTAATCACCACAAAATAAAATAAAAACAGAAAGAATAAAAAATTATTACACTAGACCGCAGGCAATAGCTTGCGGTTTTTTGTTTGCAATAATAAAAGCAGTGACCGAAATCACTGCTTATCAGCTGTAGCAAATTCATAAAGTTTTTCTGCTGTGAGAAGGGCCATTTTGTCCATGCTTGTTTTTCCTTTTCTAAGGTCAGAAACAGTAGTCCATGGAACTCCAGCACCTTGCGAAATAGCAGATGTAGAAATAGAACTGTTAAGTAATTCTTGAATAACTTTTCTCATATTATTTGTCCTTTTTATTTTTTAGATAGATATATACATTGATTGCAATTATAAAAATAGCTATTGCGCTAACCATTGCTTTTCCTCTTTTCATTTGATAAAATAGAGGTGTGAGGGGCTTTCGCCCCAACCTCTTAGCGTTTACCTTTTTCTTTGACGGGATTTCGGTTTACGCTTTTTGTTTTGCCTTGCGACCGTTATTGCGGTCACTAGACTTGCGATAGCAGTTACTGTTTCAGGAATGTTGTCTATTACCTTTTCCAGTAACCTAAGCCAATCTTCTTTGTTCAATTTCAT